CAGATGATATTAACCACCCAGGATTTCAAATGGAAATTCTATATGAAGAAATGTGGGGTGTCAAACCTGAAGGTGAATTCTATAATGCTTATAAGCTTGTCAAATCATTTAGAGATGGTATGCAAAAGGCTTTATGGGTAAACAAAGGAAATCCAAATGCATTCGCTTTACAAAATGCACTAACAGCAATGAGCCAAGATGCTGATGCAGTGAAAGCTATTCAAAAGAAAGTAGGTCAATACGATTGGCTGATTGGTGCTGATGGTGATGCGCATAGAGATACTCTTATGTCATTCATTACTAAAGATGCATTACAAGATCTTGTATGGTTTAATACACGTGCATTAGGTTTAGCATCTGTCTACAAGGAAGAGTTACTTAAGTGAATCTAAAGATTAGAGTCTTTAAATTAGTAACTGGTATTGATCTAATTTGTTCGGTTATACCTTTCGATTTAGGTCAACACTGTATTGTTTGGGGTAAAACTCCAAAGAATAAAACACATGGTGGTGGAATATCTATGGTCATGGTAGAGAATCCTGCTGTAATAGAGGGTGATAAGCTATGGCCTTACATGGATGGACTACACAATAATAAAGAAAAGTTTATGATTAAAGAAGAACATTGTATGCATATTTTAGAACCATCGGAATACATATACAACAAGTACATGGAGTGGCTATGAAGAATTGGATCTTTGTAACAGGTGCACCCGGATCACGATGGAGTGGTATAGGTGCAGAGCTTAGATTCAATCATCATGCAGATACAACCGATTATACTTCTGATAAAGAATATATGCATACACAATTCAGCGGCCATAAAGGAAACTATTATGGCCCTGGAATGTTGAATGGCCAGTGGCTAGACAAAGAACTTGGTAATAAACAACAGTGGATTGATGAGATTAATAATAGTTTCTCTGGTCCAGAAGATCAAGTGAAAGTAATTATGTCACATCACTTTGCATATTACTTAGATGAGATCATGGAGATATTTCCAGAGAGTGAGATAGTTGCGTGTGTTCGTGACTGTGATGACTGTATGGAATGGTGGAAAGAAGCAGGAGGGTGGGATATAACCTATCCATCTTATGAATTTTACCGTGATGATATCAAAATGAAGCATGAAATATACTATCAGAACAAAGCTATTCTTCAGTGGGTACATAAACATGATGTAAAAGAAAGACCCTCACTGAACAATAAACACGAAGACCTAAAGGTTTACGTGTATAAATAGAATTGAGTATGCCGAAAGGGTATTCATTTTATAACCTTGCTATAATATAGGAGGACAATTATGTCAAACTTAGCATTTAACTTCCCAAGGGATACGTTCCTTGGATTTGATCAACTTTTTGAAACATTATCAACCGTACCATTTAACGGTACAACCGAAGCACGTAGCTCTGGCTACCCACCATATAATGTTATTCGAAAAGCTGATGGTCATTTTCTTATTGAGATCGCTGTTGCAGGATTCAGTAAAGATGACATCGACCTAACTCTCGAGAAGGGAGTTTTGACTGTCACTGGTAATAGACCTACTGGTGCAGTAGATAGAGACTACGCACATCGTGGAATCTCTTCAAGAGGATTTGAAAGACAATTTACTATAGCTGATACCGTACAAGTTATTGGTGCAGATATCGTAGATGGTTTGCTTGTCGTTGCTCTGGAAAATAACATTCCAGAAGAGGATAAGCCTCAAATCATTAAGTTAGGTAAACTAAACAAAGCAGCAACTTTGCTGCTAGGTTAAACACTAAGGAGCATTATGGCATATTCAGACCAAGTTTTAGATCACTATAATAACCCACGCAATGTGGGTAAGATGGATATTAATGATTCACATGTTGGTACTGGTATGGTTGGTGCTCCTGCCTGCGGTGATGTAATGCGTCTTCAAATAAGAATAGAAGATGACGTTGTTACTGATGCCAAATTTAAAACGTATGGCTGTGGATCAGCTATCGCTTCTAGCTCACTATTAACTGAATGGGTAAAGGGTATGACGGTAAATGAAGTTCAATCTATAAAAAATACTTCTATTGTCGAAGCTCTTAGTCTACCACCAGTAAAGATACATTGTAGTGTACTAGCAGAAGACGCAATTAAATCTGCGGTCAAAGATTATATTAATAAACAACCAAAGGAACATAGATGAAATTAATAAATAGATTAATCCGACTTACATCGGGTGAAGAAATATTATGTGGTATCGGAACTCAAGACGAAAAAACAACAACCGTATTTAATCCGGTATTATTAATACCAGAGCCAGGAGCAACTGGCAGAATCGGATTCATGCCTTACTTAGGTTACAGCGATCTAAAAGATGGTCTTATCATTAAGGAAGAACATGTTATGTTTATTGTTGAGCCAGAAGAAGCAATGGCAAAACGATATGCAGGTATGATAGATGGTACTATCGAAATCATGCAAGCCCAACCCGAACTAGTAATGTAAATTATTGATAAACAAGTATGTACTTTCCGTGGTATCATGATATAATGGTACCATGACAAATAATTTCTATACTAGTGCCTTCCGTCATGGCAAGGTAATCAAATATATGGGCTATGAAGGCGGTAAAAAAGTCTCCTTTACAGTCCCATTTAAACCTTCCCTATTCGTTACCAATAAAGGTAATAACAAACATGACTGGAATGCCTTAGACGGTAATCCCGTAGAGCCTATACTCTTTGGCAGTATGGGTGAAGCTACAGACTTTGTCAAGTCATATAGTGATGTCCCTAATTTTAAAGTGTATGGCAATACTAATTATGTTGTACAGTATCTTAATGAACAGTTCCCTGGTGATATATCATGGGATCGTAATCTTATTAATGTTACCTCCCTCGATATAGAATGTAAGTTCGGTGATGGTTTCCCTGAGCCTGCTCTGGCTGATCAGGAAGTAACAGCAATCACAACCAAGAATAATATTGATGATGTCTATTACACATTTGGTTGTGGTGATTATGATGTAGATAAAGCATTGATGCAAACCCATACTGTTGTTTATGTCAAGTGTGCAGATGAGAGAGAACTCTTACACAAGTTTGTCTATCATATGAATGTCACATCACCTGATGTTATTACTGGTTGGAACGTAGAGTTCTTTGATATACCATACCTTGTTAATCGTATTGCTAAGATTAATGGCGAGCAAACAATGAAACGTTTATCTCCATGGAAGATGGTTGATGAGCGTGAGACACACACTGGCTTCGGTCAATCTACAATCAAATATGAATTAAAAGGTATTGCTATCTTAGATTATATGGCAATCTTTAAAAAGTTCGGTTACTCATATGGTCCACAAGAATCATATAAGCTTGACCATATTGCAAATGTTGTTCTTGGTGAGAAGAAGCTTGACTTCGGTGAAGCCTCTGACCTAAATGAATTGCATGAGAATGATTACCAAAAGTTTATTGATTATAATATCAAGGACGTAGAACTCATTGATCGTATGGAAGATAAGCTTGGTCTTATTACTCTATGTCTAACCATGGCATATAAAGGTGGTGTGAACTATGAGCAAGTACTTGGTACTGTGGCTATATGGGATTCACTAATCTATAGAGACTTACATGCTAAACGTATTGCTGTCCCTATGAATTCTGAATCATTCAAAGGTGCATATCCCGGTGGTTATGTGAAAGAACCTCAAGTAGGTATGCATGACTGGGTATGTTCATTCGACCTTAACTCTCTATATCCAAGTATCATTATGCAATACAATATGTCTCCCGAGACTATACTAGTTGGTACAGATGAGCCAGGGGTTAATGTTGAAACAGTATTGTCTGGTAATATAAAGAATACAATGCCTGATACTGCATTAGCTGTTAATGGTACAAGATTTAGTACCAAGAAGCTTGGTGTATTACCAGCAATCATTCAAGAGATCTACACAGAACGTGTGGGTCACAAACAAAAACAAATTAAAGCTGAACAAGAATTAGAATTATGTACAGTAAAGTCAGATGTCTATGCACTTGAAAAGCGTATTGCTATTGCCAAGAACCAACAGATGGCATTAAAGATCCTATTGAATTCATTGTATGGTGCGATGGGTAATAAATGGTTTAGATACTTTGACATGCGTATTGCTGAAGGTATTACTCTTACTGGTCAAGCAACCATTCGTTGGGCAGAGAATAACCTTAATGATTACTTAAACAATGCGTTAGGTACAAAGACAGATTATGTTGTTGCTATTGATACAGACTCGGTCTATGTTACCCTTAATGAATTCGTTAAACGTCTTGGACCAAAAAACCCTATTGACTTCCTTGATAAGATGTGTTCGACTGCACTTGAAGGTGCACTCACAGAATGTTATGATCGTCTATATCAATCACTAGGTGGTATTCAAAACCACATGGTTATGGGTCGTGAGGTAATTGCTTCTCGTGGCATATGGACAGCCAAGAAGAGATACATATTAAACGTGCATGACAATGAAGGTGTTCGTTATGCCCAACCTAAATTAAAGATTATGGGTATTGAAGCAATCAAATCATCTACTCCTGCCATATGTAGACAGGCACTCAAAGATATATTCAAGAGAATCATAGATACCGATGAGGAGACTGTGCAGAGTGACATAGCAAACTTTAAGCTTGCATTCAGTAATGCATCGGCTGAAGAGGTTAGCTTTCCACGTGGTGTGAATAACTTAAACAAGTGGGTGAATAAGAAACCTGCTCTTGGTGAAGATGTATACAAGAAAGGTACACCAATCCATATTCGTGGAGCAATCCTCCACAACAATTTAGTGACTGATAAGAAGCTAAGTAAGAAGATAGTAAAGATAACAAGTGGTGATAAAGTAAAGTTCACATATCTTGTCA